TCTGCGTCTTCGGCTTTGGTGCCGGCGCGCGCTTCGCCTTGCGGAGACTCTCCTCCACCTGCGGATGCTGCACCGGAATCGGGAAAATATCTTCCTTCCGGATAAACGGAATCGACTGCAGATACTCCTGCAGATCCTTCAGATAAGAATAGCCGACTGCCGTGTCAAACAGCCGCTGCTGTATCATTTTATTATAAATGCGGAGTACCATCTCAGGGTCGTCCATCTGGGCTTTCTCCTTGACGTATTTCACGCCCTCCGCCTCTTTTCTCGCCTGCGCGGCTTCCGCCTCATTTGCAAATAAAAATCCCTCCACGACCATGGAGGTCTTTTCCTGTTCTTTTTGTCTCTTTTCTACAGACATTCTTCGATCCTCATCTCTTCCGTTTCTGCTGTGATTTTGCTCTTATTATAGGAAATGGCAGTGTGAATTGCAAGTCAGGGAGATGTAAAGATTCCGCATTTTCCCATAAAAAAAGCGCCCTGCATGGCGCTTTTTAAGATGGACCAGACGGGAATCGAACCCGTTTAATATGTTTTTTTGCTGTTTAAGCATTTACGGCATTTTTATAGAAAAACGCTGATTTTCCAATCTTCCATGGCATTTTTTAATAATATAATCTCTGTTTAAAGTACATTAAAATCATTAAAAATATGACACAGTATGACACGAAAGATGACACGAAACCAGTTCAAAGTAAAACCGGCAGGATTTCTCCCGCCGGTCATACTCTTACAGTGCCTCCAGTCCCGCTTTCCAACTCTTTGCCCCGACAATTCCATCCGCCGTCAGCCCGTGATTGCTCTGCCAGGTCTTGGTTGCCGATTCCGTGCCGCTGCCGAAGATGCCGTCCGCCGCCGCGCCGATGATGATCTGCCATACCTTTACCGCATTGCCTTTGCTACCCTTTTTGATCGTCTTCATATTGTAATCCTCACTTTCTTTTGTTGTTGTGGTGATTTTATTGGATTCGGTGACAGTCTGCCCTTTCTTTTTCCAAGTAGCCATGAACTTCTCCGGTGTACCATACAACCTTTTTAACTTTGCCGGGGTGCTACCCCAATTCGGCAGCTGGAAGTGCGGAAAGTCTTTCATAGACTTCCACGCACCACCCCATTCCAGACCAATACTCTGCCCGATCTTTCCTACCTTATTAAATAATTCGGTGGAATTATTAAACGCGTCATCGGGAACACTGCCATCTCCGTCAACATCCATTTTCAGATAAAAGTCAAATGCAACTCCCCATTGATGCATAGAACTGTATGTATTGCCTTTGGCTTTAGTAACAATCTTTCCCGGCGTTGTCCTTCCCTGTGCGTATAAAGCATCCTGCTCTGCTTTCGTTCTCAAACACTCTCCAATGCCAATAGTGATTCCTGCATCTGCACATTTTTTCTGTAACTGCGCAATTTTTTCCTCTAAATCTGGATGTAATGCCTTAACATCTCTCATATTCTATTCCTCGCTTTCTACTTCTGGGATGCCGGTGATCGACATTAACATGGACAGCACGCCAGCCAATGCGGACGCTGACAGAACATACTTCCAGTCCACCTGTCCCATTGCTGCCGCCGCTCCGATTCCGGCAATCGCCGCCTGTGCCATAGTCTTTACCGCTCTGATGCCCGCGGCTTTCGCCCATTTCTGCGTGTCTACTGATACTCTGAGTACACAATTTTTCAACATACTACTTTCCCTCCTCTAAGTCCGCAATGCGGTGATTGATAACTTTTACCTGTTCCTCAATGACCGGCACACGCTGCGCGAAGTTGTTGTGCATCCTTACCTCTCTGGTAAGCTCGTCCAGCTTACAGTCCGTAACCGCCTGCGCCATCTCAAGTTTGTGATCCGTCTTTTTCTGACCACTGCTGACCGTCATTACAGTGCCGATCAGCGTCAGTCCGCCTGTAATAAGTGCTGTGATGATTGATTCCATATCCTTATCCTCTCTTTCCTTATAATAAGTATAAAACCTGTCTTATCAGTGTTTGTGCCAACTGAATAGCGCCGGACGTTCGATCACAAAGATCAATTGTTCGGCGCTATGACTATGGTTCTGTTACTGTTTTGCTTCTGCAATTTCCTGCAGCCGGCTCTCGATTTGTGTTAAGGCCGCATCTAACTTCTCCCAGTTCTCGTTCTGCGCTGCAACATCATAAAATTCATGTTCCTCCGGCACGTTAAAGCCATAATTCTCCGTCTGTTTCATGATTCTCCTCCTACATCATAGTTGTATCTTCCTCGGCACTTTTCTTCGCCGGTTCCTCATATGTCTCCCCGGTGATCTCCTCATATTCCCCGGCTGTGATCCACTTTCCTACCGCATTGTACACACGGGTTTTGCTCCAAAGTTTCTTGTCATAATATCCTTTTACCTTTTCATAATGTTTACTCATCCAATGTCACCTCCATCTGCATAGCCAGATAATCCATATCGGCAGCAAGCTTCTGAATATCGGTTGTATTTCCATCAACCGTCTTATTTGTCGCGGTAACTGTTTCCGCCATCTCCGATGCGGTTGCCGATGCCTCCGCAAGTTTTGATGCCAGATCCGTGACGCGCTGCGAATAGTCATCACTTTCTCTTCCGAGAACTACCGTCGCATGATTATCCTCAAGCACCACACGTTCAAGCACCACATACTCAGTGATAATGCTAGTCCGCTCATCATGATCATAAATCTCCAGCCGTGCCAGATCATTTTTGACCGAAAAAATATCCTGCAAAGATTCGCAGGACTGGTTTTCAAATACAATATTCAATTTTCCGTTTTCATGGTTTGCACTTACAATTTCGTAAGTGTCTTTTGATGTTTTTAGTTTCATAAATTTCTCCTTTTTCGTTAAATATAATTAGGCGTTTGTAAAACGCCTAAAGTCGCATAAATACGGCATTTTTTGTTGTTAAAATAAAACATCTCCTCAAGGTTTATGGTAAAATAGCTTAAGCATATTTTGCACCATAGATATCAACTCGGAATATATTCCCCTGATGCATCATAACACTATGGGTTCCAGCCTGTGCATCCGCGGCAGATTGGCATACATAAATATTGCCCCACTCTATATTGCCATTGTTATAATATTTACGTGTGACACGTCCATCCTGTGTAAATCGTAACCCGGAAAAATTATCACGACCTGCATAATGGTTCTGCGCCAGCAACAGTTCTTTGACATCATAGGTACTAACAGCATTTTCTGAGAGAATTATTTGAACAGATGTCTGGTTGGGATCAAATGTCAGTTTTGACATATTGAGTGCTGATTTGAAGCTTTCCATATTAAACATATGTGTGTGGGGACCACACCCGGCATAAATGCCAAAGTTATCACGTAGCATAATGTCTAAATGGATATCACACGTAGTGTTACTTGTAAGTATGCAGCATCCGTTTACCAATGTTACAAACTTAACACCATTTTCAGTGACTATATTCCAGTAGTCGCCTTGCAAACTAATAAAGTATGCGCCATACTGTGATGCAGATATTTTTTTGGCAAGAAAATTATTTATCTCTGTTTCGGTATAGTATCTGCCGTCATGGTCACCTGAACGCTTATGTTGCGTGAAAGCTTCGTTTAGCGTATCAATCAGCGCGCCCAGCGACCCCTTAACATTCGGATTCGCCTGTCTGGCATCCAGTGCATATCCCGCTTCTGTGACTGTGTTCGTGTTCTGCACCGCAGTTTTGAGCAGCCGCTTGTCAATCTCGCTCTCCGCCGTCTGGAAGTTCTCATTGACCACCGCCAGATCTGCAACGTCTTTTCTCTCAAACAGCTTGAATTTGAATAAATCCGTAAGTTTCATCTCATACCTTCTTTCTGATTCCTATATCCGCAACCTCTTCCACTGTGAAGCGTGCCAGATCATCCACTGCATACGCCGCTATATTCTCTACCGCAGCACTCAAATTCCGGGGGATGCTCAAATTCCGCAATTCCCAATGTGTAAACTGCGCCAGAATAATATGTGGATATGGTTTAAGCGCCTGGTACTGATTGTACAGTAAAGAAAGATTCAACTGTAAGTTGCATGGAACTATCTCTTCCAGCATTTCCGCGACCACATCATACTGATTCTTCTGCGCAAGTCCCACCTTAACCGTTACGGTCTGGCCGGCAATGTCCAGATCCAGCGTATATTCAGCTCCGCATAGTTCCTTTAGCTTCTGATCGAGGAAAGCATAATTGTACGGCAGACACACATTCCACTTTGTAATGCATCTGAAAATCCGGTCTTCCAACGTATCATCTGCCTTGGGCTGGATTCCCATGAGTTGCTCATATCGAACAATGCCCTCCTCATCGCAGGTCACGATATAGCGGTTGGCAATGATCCTGTTATGTTCCGCCTCAATTATCTGGAACTCCGGTGTTTCCGCATCCATAGGTGCGGCAAGTTCCTTATACGCCTGCAAATACAAAGGGAGCAGTTCCTTAAGATTGATATAACGATCAGCCATAAGTAACCACCCCCAGTACCGGGATCTCATATTCTGTTAATTCGACGTTTCCCCCGCCGTTAAGCGTTGTACCGGTCACATCCACCACACCCTTCACGCCCATGATCGCTGCATCAATAGACGCAATCCGCACAACCAGTTTCGACTGATTTTCCCAGTTCTTTCTAAGTCCGGCAAAATACTCCTCTATGGCTGTCTCGATCTGGGTCTTGCAGGTATTAAGGTCATACCCGTTATCATAGGTTATCGTCGCCGCAATATTAACAGTGACTTCGGATGCGGTGTCAACTGTCACCGCGTGCCCGATCGGTGCAAGGCCATCGCCATGCCCGTCTTTATTCGGGTCAAATTCTTTCTGCACCGTCTGAATCAATACATCCGTTGCCTTTCCGAAAACACTGTCTAAAATCACAAGTTTGACCGTTCCCGGACCATTCCATGCCCGGATCACTTTAACAGCGCCAACTCCTGCTATTCCCAGTGTTTTGTCATGATAGTCCTTTGCATTCCCGGCAAAAGCCCGTTCATTGAAAGATTCCTGATACCGCAATCTAAGAGTTTCGGTATCCTCGTCGTCCTCTCCGTAGATCAACACACGCGTAAGTTTTGCCGTTGTGAGACCCATCACATACTCCACCGGGATAACATCCCCCAGGTATTCGTTCCCGGCAGCCCCCGGCTGCTCACAGGTTACCTGTCCGCTTGCCGTCACCTTATAAATGTGGTCTCCGCCGGTAAACCGTGTTCCGACCGGCACCGCCACATCCGTCTCTAATTCCAGTACCGCATACGTAGCTGTCTTGGGTGTGATACCCCTATCCGCACATAACCGGATCAGGTACTCCCGCGATGCTGTATCGCCGAATGTCTCCGCCAGCATGCAATCAAATGCAACATACAGCGATGCCAATTCGACCGCCGCCGGTGCAAGCGCCATATATACAGGACTGCTCTCTCTCTTATCCAGCGTATCCGGGATGCGCTCAAGCATCCTCTGCATAATTGCATCAAACGTCTGCTCCTCATACACTTATACATCCACCTCCTTCTGTGCCGGAACGCTGCCAAATTTCGTATGAGCAACGAACGTAACCAGCAATTTTCTTCCTTTTTTCTCAAACTCAAAACTGTCGCATGAATCAATCCTGTCATCCTGCACCAGAGCCTCCGTGATGCGCCGCTCTACCTCCGGCATAACATAATCGATTGGTTTTCCGAACAGATCCTTAAGTTCCACACCATAGTCCCACGAAAATATAATATACTGATACCGCTCGGTATTCAGAATGTTATAGATCGCCTGCTTAATAGCTTCGACATCATCGCACTGCCCTATGATCCGTTCACTTTCCACGATCATTCTCGGACAGAGAGACGGCTGTTCTACCACTTCGACGTTTTTCAACTGGTTTGATACCGGTATCATGCTTACACCACCTTCCCGATTACAAGATATTTCTGCCCGCCCTGCTGCCGGACCACCTGTACGCTGTCACCAATACTCAGACCGCTATGTACCGTCACCGTTAATTCGCCGCCATATTCATGGTTATGCTCCGGCGTACCGCCGTCCTCGGTATGCGTCGGCTTTACTGTCACCTTGATTTCACGCTCTTTCAAATGTTCCGGCAGAATCAGCATGCTTCCGCTGATCTCAAATCTCTGTTCGATTTTGATTTTTAAAGGGCTGGCAGATGTTACCGTCCCGGACATCACCGTAGCCGGATACCCGGCATCATTCGCATTCGTCGATACCTGCTGCACCGCCCGGACAAAATCATTTGCGTCATGCACTAAAATCACCTCCCGATACTGTCAAATCCATTGTGTGTTTGCTCTCGCCGTACTTGTGAACGCATTTTTCCACCAACATGAGATTCTGAAGCTTCACGTCACCGAGATCAAGCTGCACCACGACGAGCGATCCACCGCGCACCCGTGAGTCTCCGGCGGCATCCTTGACTGTCAGCGTCCGCGTCTCCTTATTGTAAAGCTGTAATAACGCGTCCGCCTTTGCCTGCCCGTTTTCTCCCTTTTGTAGCGCATCAAAATACTGTAAAATCCCCCACCTGTTGATATTGGATGAATCCTGTGCGATATAAACCTCCCGCTTCCCGGCATCCTCATTGTCATAAACCAGTTTGATCCGGTTATAGGTATTTTCATCGATGGAAGACTCATAGTCATAATTCTGGCCAGTTTCCGCATCGATCATGATCGGCACATACATATCACCGAGGAAAGACAAATTCAGCTTTCCAAAATCGTCATGCAGGATGTACAAGTCCCCCGTATTCTGCAACGTCTGATCCAGGGCATTACTGATCATATCAAGCAGCGACACATTATCTTCCACCCGCGACGCGATCACCCACACCGTATTGGCAAGTGTACCGATGTTAAATCCATACTTCTCACCGATCAGCGCCACCACACCATCCGCCGTCTTATTCTCATATACGAGCGTATCCTTATTCTTCAGATACCGGATCTGGTCATATGCCGTAATCGTCACAATGTTACTGCGATCGCGTTTCATGCGAAAAATGAATCCATAGAACACTTCTTTTCCATCTGCATCCTTGAACCGAACCGGATCACCATTTCCAATATTGATTCCAGTGTCCACAAAGCTGAATTCGAGCACTCCGGGGCTGATCTGCCGCTCCGTCGTAACCTTCACTTCTTCTTTCACAGGCGGCATATACGCCGTGCTATCATGCTGTATCAATAACTCGTACATATGTCCCTCCTACGCCGCCGGAATGGCAAGTACCTGCCCCGGATAGATCAGATTCGGATTCCCGCCGATCACCGACTTATTGGCATTGTAAATCGTTCCCCACTTGCTTCCGTTCCCATAATACTGCTTTGCAATCTTCCACAGGCAATTCCCCTTTTTCACCGTGTAAGACCCGCCGGACGGCGCGTTGGATGATGCCGCTCTTGCTGCCTGCATTGCAGCTCTCGGCTTCGGAAGCGAAATGTCAATCGTACACGCCTTGGTTGTGAATTCCCGGTACTGCCGGAGCTTTACTTTTACCGTTACATCCAGCCCTTCCCCCGCGTCCTCCACGATGTCGTAGCTTTCAATCGATACCTTCATGCTGGTATCAAACAAACGCTGATTCGTTCCATCCGTTCGCGTGACCACATACTGAAATGCACTCTTGGCGCTCATCAACGCTTCCAGCTTGTCCAGATAGTATTTTGCCGGACGGAATCCGCTCGGGTATACCGCAAACGGGTACTGCACCGCCGGAAGCAGCAGCTCAAAATCCACGTCCGTCAGCCCGGGGCTTTTTAAAATATTGGCTTCCCCCTCATTGATCAGTGTGACCGTTTCATTTTTGCCGTTAATTTTCATGGTGATCTTGGACGGCGTAACGGGAAATAAAATGCCATCCATATACAATCTGTATGCCACGGTCATTCCTCCTTTCCTATTAAAAATAATATATAAAAAGAGAGCCTGTTTCCAAGCTCTCTAATTACCTTATGCTACTTCCAGTCTCTTCTTTGCTCTGCTAATTGCCACATCACACACAGCATTAACATAGTCGTCAACCTTTTCATTGCGAATTTGCTCCGGCTCTAACTTTTCAAACCATTCCCTTCTGAAATTCTCAATATCCTCCGGTGACATATCATCCATTTCTTCTAACAGTTCCACTGTCATTCTCTCTACTTCTGTCATCTTACCACCCCAGCTTTCTCGCACCGCTTCATAGCTGTCATGTATCCCCAGTAAAAAGCATCTTCCTGCACGGCAACAATATATTCTTCCAGCGCATCATCAAGAACATCTCGTGCTTCTATTACTCTCTGGCTTGCCATTGGTTGATTGTCCGCCTCGCCGCTCATTAACTCAATAATTTTCTCACGTTCCTTTAATGCCGTTCTATCCATATTGCACCTCCTACTAATCAGATACCACGCTAAACAATTTTCTTGCCCTCTTAGTAGATTTCTTGATTTTGAATCGCTCGCCTGTTTCATCATTAACCATATATCCTGCTTTCTCATGGAATGTATGTACTGGCATCCCAATATCCTCAAAAAATTCAAGTGTTATGTCTCGCCCGCCATTGAGCATATGCAGTCTATTCACAATTCCCATCCAAGTAACCATATACTCTTCAATGTCCCTATTGCAGTAATTGAATAAAAATTCGCTTACATTCTCCTCTCCAATAGGTTCATCCGGCATCGCTTTAATCTTCTGTGCAGTATAAAAGTAATCTTTCATGCCATACTTTTCGCCATCATATTCCTTAGTTATCGGGAACAACCGGACAAATTCCTGTGGAGTAAGACATCCTATTCTGGCACTTACTGACTCGATAAATGCCCAGAAATATTGTATCATTTCCTCTTCAAGATTACTTTTTTCAACTTTTTCGTAAGCCACCGGTACATATTTTATGAATAAATACAGGCTCCGAACAAATAACTCCGGGAATAATCTTTTTAACTGTTCTAATGAAATTCCCTCTGCTTTTTGTTCCAGTTCCTCTTCCACCCGAGTAAATGCCCTTGTGTACTGCTCGTAACCAGGTTTATAGTTAATGAGTTTTTTGCCCTCAATCACATAGAAATTATACATATGCAGCCACCTCCGTAACCCCATACTTGATTGCCATATCCTTAATAACGGATACATAACCTTGAATGAGCTTTTTGTCGTCGGCGATTACATCTAACTGATTAAGTTTGTCTATCTTGGACTTGCTTACGCCGTTCAATGCTTGTGTTTTCTTCTTATTGCTAAGCCGTATGCTCAATGCCACTCCCATGCGTTCTTCCAAAAGTTTATAACTTTCTTCTCGAATAGCCTTTATGTGCTCATATCCTCCCATCTGCAAAGCAATTTTATTGATAATCTTTGCGCTGTCCGTTCTCCAACTATTCGGATTCAGTGCGATTACATCCTTAATGGAGTCGACCTTTTTATCGAGCTGTTCCACTTTTTCTGCCTGTCGCTTCTGTTCTAACTGCTGCTCTGCAACCGATTGAAATATTCTGCTGAACATTTGGAGTTCTGGCGAAAGCTGTGAAAAGTCAATGACTTTCTGTTTCACACGTTCCTCCAAATGTGTAAAGTACTCACGCGCTTCTTCTGCTTTCTCGCCGTTCCCCTTCATAGAAAGTTTCTTTGCGAAATGGGCTGTCAGTTTGTAATCATCCCGCTTCACAATGCCACCTGTGGGCGTCTCGACATCAATGTCGAATCGCCAATAGTCCTCGTTTTCAGTGGCAAATTCATTATCAACAATGTTTGATTTTACCCATCTCGAGAACTGCCCCTGAGCTAATTCTAAGAACGTATACAGCTTTCTTGCCGTAGTCATTCCATCTTCATCAATGTCAAGTGCAATCTCGATAGGTGTCTTGTTTACCTGTTCCATTAATTCGTTCATAATTTAATTTCTCCTTGATTTTTAGGCTAGAATCTCTTATTATGAACATAGAGATTCCGTTTGCGGGTTTCTTGTTTTGAGTAAACACGAACTTTGGTCGGTGGGTGTTTACTCTTTTTCTTTTTCATCTTCAATAATTTCTTCCACCTCTACATCTAGTGCATTTGCGATTTTACCAAGCGATTTTATTGATGGTTTCGTAATTCCTCGAGTATATCTCGAAACCGCTGCTGCCGATATGCCCGCCTTTTCAGCTAATTCACGTACTCCCACTTCTTTTCGTGCCATGATAAATCGTAACTTTTTTGCGTTTAATTCCATCTTCTCACCTCCTGTGAGTTTCATACTACCACCATGCAGGTTTACTGTCAACCCTTTTGTGTATATTATATACGTTTGATTATATTGGTTTGTTTTGTTGCGTTTTACAATACTTTGTTGTATCCTATATTCAAAGGAGGTCCTTCATATGGCTACAGACAAAAGTATTTTTTCCACTAACTTAAAGAAACTACGCCAGGAACACTCTCTTTCCCAAAAAGACTTTGGTGAATCTATCAGTGTTTCTGCAATGGCAATTTCTAGTTATGAAAGTGGAGCGAAATCTCCATCTATTGATACAGTATACCGAATTGCCGAAACTTATAATGTTTCTATAGATTGGCTTTGCGGTCTGTCATCACGTAAACAGTCAGAAATAACGGCTATGTCTGATGTTTTAGAATTGCTTTTTGACATAGAGAAAAACACACCATTAGAAATCTTTTCTAACAGAGAAGTCATCAATCAAAATATATTTAATCCAAACGAATATCCGGATCTGCAAGAATTAGAAGTTCACGAAATTTGCTTTTTGAGTGGTTTACTTGATGGATATATTGATGAATGGAACAAAATGCGAACTCTATATAAAAATGGCACTATAGATGATGAACTTTACTCTCTCTGGAAAGAAAAAGTCCTTAATCAAACATCTTGTACTTATCCGAATGGTACAAAAATAGTTCCTGACGTCCCAGAATAACCAAATCCCCGCCTACGTCATGTAAGCGGGGATTCTCTATCTTTATAATTCCACTCTATTCATCCTAGCTGTAATTTTGGGTTTTAATTGCTCTATCAGCTTTGCACATTTTTGAGTATTAGGATATTCATCTCTTAAAACAAACGTCTGTGCTTCACCATCTGCATTTTGATATGTCACAATTGCATAGCATTTTACCTCACGTTTTGTTTTTGTCTTTGGTGCAGAACCAAGCACCGCTCCTGCCACTCCAAAAGTTGCTGCTCCAACAATTCCCTTCGCCAAACTGCTTTTCTGATATATGCTTTCATCAATATCCATCTGAAAATCAACATTATGTATTTTTTCATACAATAATGTCATTTCTGTCCCAGCCCCGGAAATTACCATTTCCTGAGTTTTAAGCATAACTTTGCATTTACAATTTTCTGGGATTGGCAACCCTACAACATGCACGATATCTGTATATTCCTTAGCTTGATCTTTCTTACCAAATAACCCCATAATAGTTCCTCCCTAATAATTTGTGAAATTATTATACACCTCCCTTCTGCGTTTGTCGATATTTAGGCTCCATCCCGGACTATTTCCATCGCCTCCAATACTCGCGTGGTCAATCCGTCCACAATACCGTCCAGATCATTGGTATTATGCACAGTATTGCTCATACCGGACATATCCACCTTGATCTCCGCCGTCGTAAAACGGTTGATTGCTTCCTGCTCCGCAATATCTCGCAGATACTTCAGATCCTCTTCCGAAACATCCAGCGAATCCGAGATACTCGATGTATCACCTGCTATGTTGGCAACATTCGCAGCCATATCAGATGCGGCTCCATAACTGCCTAATGCTCCGCTGTTATCAGAATTATCATCCTTTGTTCCACCAAAGAAATTCTTTACTCTGTTCTCCATGCCCTGTCCGAAATCATATCCCTTGTTGTATGCAGTCTGATAATCGACATAATCCATCTTGCTGACCTGCTCAACCCAGCCTGACTTATCCTTGACCGCCTGCTGTGCCTCTTCCAACTTTGAGTAGAATCCATCTAAACCGCTGGTAATATCGACTTCAACTCCCGGTATTTTGTTCAAAAGTGTCTGTATCGCACTCGCAAGATTCGAGATATATCCAAGGACTGTAAGACACAGATCATAAAACATCACCTCTACTGCCGCGACAGGATTATTAAATACATTCCCGAAAAAATTCGCCAACGTGGCAAACCCATTCCATGCCGGAACAACAAACGTGTTAATTATATGTGCTCCCAGTGTGGCAAATATTCCAGCTACAACCCCGGTCGCACTATAGGCGGTATGTTGTGTTTTGTTAATTGCTGCAACAACCAAATATATTGCCGCTATAACAATAATAATCGCTGCCACAATCCATGTAAGCGGACACGCCAATAATGCCGTATTAAACCCATATTGGGTTGCTGTAGCTATAGCAGTTTCTGATGCTTCCTTTTTCGTAAAAGCTGCATGCGCGTATGATGCCAAACACAGGGCAACTTTTATTCCTGTACTGACTGCCTCTACCGTTTTTACAACCCCTAAATACGTTGCATACGCCGCCAGTGCCGCCGCTACTCCGCCTATAACCGGTGCGATCATTGACCAGTTGTCCACGATATACGCCCCGCCCGTTACCATTATATCGATCACATTCAAAGCGATCGATGCCGCCCCGGACAGGGCATTCATAATTCCGGTCAATGCCGTTTGCATATGCTGATCGTTTGCCATCTCATTCAGCCGCTGTAGTACCGGTTGAAATGTCATAAGTGCCTGATTGGAGTAATATGTCCATAGCTGTCCCCAGGTCATCGGCATGGAGTTGAACTTTGCATCTATATCATCTGCCGCCGCAAACATTGCGTTCTTTACAATATCCGTGGTGATCTGTCCATCTGATGCCATTTCCCGGATCTTACCGATTGGAACATCCATGTAATCAGCCACAGTCTGGATCAAGTTCGGCGCCTGCTCGAAGATACTGTTCAACTCATCGCCACGGAGCACGCCAGACCCTAACGCCTGTGTCAACTGTAAAAACGCATTGGACGATTCTGTTGCCGATGCCCCGGCTATCGTAAACTGCTTATTTACCAACTCCGCGAACTGCACAATCTCGCCGGTCGATGCAAAAGCATCCCGGGCATTATTTCCGAGTTTCGCCACCGATGCAGCTGTATCCATATAAGACGCCCTGGAATTCTGCGCCGACAGGAAGATCATCTGCGAGAGTTCATCTGTCGTCTGCATCGTCCCATTCAACGCATTATACTGCGACACCATCATATCAAGGCGCGCCGTGGTCTGCGTAAGTTCATCCGACAGATCCAGTGCGTTTTTTACCGTAGAAATGCCAACATACGCTCCGACAAGCGATTTCACCTTATTCACGAGAACATCCGTATGCTGTGATCCAGCCTGTATCTTCTGGTTGTATTCCTCCTGTTTCCGGCGCGCGCTCTCCGTAGCGCTTGTGATGTCCTGCACTCCCACCATACTATCGGCAAGCAGCTGCCGCGCCTCTTCCATCGACGACGTATCAATCGCGGTGCTTGATGCATATTCCAGCGCTTCAAAGTTGCTTATCACCATATTCACTGCCGTACAGATATTGTAGAGCGGCGCAGACATACGGTCCGACAACTCTATCGCAGTCTGAATACTTGACATCCTCTCACCTCCTACTTCTGGATTTCTTTTGCCTTGCGCTTCTCTTCCTCGACCCGAAGATCAATGGACGCAATCACAAAAGCTTTCTCATTCCGATCCAATTCAGAAAAGAATGACGGCAGCCAGTGAAACTTCTGCAAGCAATAATGCGCATATGCCGCTTCACCGTCGCCGCCATTGATTAGTTTTTTGCCTCGTCAACCTTCTCCTGCAGCGTCTCATCGATGCCGCTGTATTCCTGCACGAATGTGGCAAGCTCACCGAACTCTTCCGGGTTGTCGACCATTTCCACAATCAATGCCTCTGCGCTCATAACGCCATAGGAATCCTGCAGTTCTGCATTGTGCAGATCCGGCTCCACAACCGCGGCGCAAATCATTTTTCTCAGAAGCTCATCCGTATTAACCTTCTGCCGATACAGTCCAGGCTTGCCGGTTACCGGCACCTCAATCGTACATTCATCCCGGATTGCCGCAGATTCTTTCGTGGACAGAGGTCTGATCGTCCAGAGTAACGGATTACCGTTCTCATCACACAGTGACTTTGTGGCAGCAAACTGCGTTGTCTTTTTGGCTTTCTTATTCTGTTTCAAAAATGCTTTTAAGTTTCCCATATGTTTTTTTCTCCTCAATCTCTTAATTGGCGGCAGTCTCCCGCCGCCGTTGACTTGTTACAGGTAGGACGGCTCCTTGTAGGATTCCGGGCTGGAATAATCCGCAGCATAGAAATTGATCTCCTGCTCGACAAATCCACCCTCGGCATCAAACATTGACAGCAGCACATCTCCGTCGATCACGCAGTTGTGATAAACCTTTGTACTGCGCCCCATGCAGGTAGCCGCATCATTGTTTGTTGTCTGCAATTCAAACACCGGCAGATGACCGGTATTTTTGTACTCTGTTACGATCCGGTCAAACATCTCCGAGCATTTGTAGACCGTCATTTTTGCCTGCACGACCATTCCGGTCGGCTTCCTGCCGGAGATGATCTTTCCCAGCACCGGGATCTCCTTGGTGCTGATGTTTGCCTTGCCCTCAAAATTCTTTGCGTTCAGCAGATTATACCGCTGTTCGCCAACCGTGACAAAAGCTTCCGCCTCTTTTGCAGACGGCACATCCTGTTCATTCATATAAGCGTTAAGCATCTCTTTACCTCCTACTCAATCACGACCGTCATATACAACTGTGACATTGCATTGACGATCGTCACCTTATCTTCCACATATACGCCGCGCTTCTCGCTTCCGGCGGAGACCACAACATCATCCTCCGAAAAATTCTCGATTGCTCCAAGCTGCTCTAACTGCTTATGATGCGATGCAATATCGTTCCATAAGCTGACACGACCAGATTCATTGTTCTGAACCTTGCCGTGATACTTCGTGTTGAACAGCGATGCGATATCCATCGCGATCTGATCCAGCACACGGATCGTCTGGTTGCTCTGGAAAAGTTCGTTTTTATCCTCCGTAAGCGTCACAAGAGAATTGATGTCCTCTAAGACACGCACTTCCGTTCCCACGCTGTGCAGGACGAATTCACCGGCTTTCACAGCATTCTCAAGCTGTGTCTGCGTATAGGCGGTGTCAATCTCAAGCTCCCCGTCATAGATCGCGTTGGTACAGGTTGCATTAACCCCGCACGCCGCCTCCAGACCCACAACCCACGGAATCACATCCGGGCTGTTCTTCACATTGATGACGCCCTCATAATCCGCCGCGCAGTTATACAGGACTGCCTGGAATTTCGCCCCGACCTTGTCCCTCATACGCTTTGCAAATGCGGCGTACAGTTTCGCCGTGGTAGCATCACTCACACTCGCGCCGATCGTATTCACGGTATATGATTCCAAGAGATCCAGGTATTTCTGGTGCACCTCACCATTGACCGTTCCATTCGTACCGCCTGCCAGCGGAACGCCTGCCGTTGCTTCAAGTGCGGTTTCTTTCCATGTAACCCAGTCATTTTCTTTCAGATCAGCCGCGGATGCTACCGTCTGGGAATCCACAAGCTGCGCATCCAGATACAGCTTCACGTCAAAGCCATCTCCGTCCACATTCGCCGCAATAGCAACCTTCAGATCATTGCCACGGATTCCGCAGCACTTCGCTGTCGCATAGGTATTTTCCGCCTTTGCACCGCCCGATGTCAGCTTATAGATATAAGCCTTTGTCGCATGCGCAAACAGTTCGCGCAACGGCTGCATCTTATCATCTGTATAGGCATAACCGAACAGCGTAAGCGAATTCTTAATGAAATCTTCCTGCGCCACCTCCATCATCACGTTATCCGCACCCCAGTCAAGTTCAAGAGGCATGGATGCCACGCCACGCTCTGACAGATTCGTGGTCACGCGCGCCGCCGAAATAAAATTGATATAAGCACCACCCAAAACCTTATTCTGGGTTGTCCACTGTCCACCTCCGTACATTATCGCACCGCTCCTTTCATGTATTTTTCCATTTTCTTATCCACTTCCTCAAGCGTATAAGATTTTCCCGGTTCCAGTAATGCCGACAGGAGATCCACCCTGCCCGCGTATTTTTTGGAACCAATGATCTGCTCTTTGGTATAAGTAACCTTATTAACTGCTTCTGCCACTGTTTACCTCTCCTTTCACTTCGCATTCTTCCATATACGCATCTTTCTGGCTCTGCCCCAGGAATAACGTATATTCTGCCGTTGCCGACATCACATCGTCCGATATGTCCTTACATTCGATCGTACCGCGCACCATTTTACCTTCTACCTCTATGAGGTCCAGGCACTCGCTCAACCGTTCGTAAACGGTATTGATCTCTTTCTTTGGCTCGTCGCTTTCCGGAAAATACTGCACGATAAAAAGCAATGTTGCTTTTCTGCGGCCGGTAATCCCTCGCGGCACATCCGGATTGATGCAGCGCACAAAAAATGCAGGCTCTTCCATGTCCTGCATGGATGCTTCTGTATGGATTTCATAGTTATCGCCAAATGCGGCATATAAGGCATCTGTGATGCCCTTTAAAACTTCGTTGATCATGCAAACACCTCGTTCAACCACTTATTGAGCTTTTTCCGAAGAACCCCTGGTGCCGCATCGCGGATTTCTTTCTCGGACATGGTAAGCATGTAGTGTCCAGGCACCCAGCCCTTATGATTTGCTTTCCTATGCCCAAACTCAATATAGCTGGCATACTCTACGCTGTTTCGTACCTCAATCACATAAGTATCACCGAAATGATTTACTTTTAAAGTGTCCACGAACTGCACTGCACTTTTTGAATCCAATCCTTCCGCACCACTTCCTTCTGCCTGCGTAGTCCACCCTCGCCTAAGCGTTCCGCCTGTCTTTCCAGAAACTTTATTTCCCATATGAGTAAAGTTCATATCCTTTCCTTTACACTCATATGCTTCTCCAGAATAATCCCCTACCGGAGTACGCTTAATAACCTTTGCCAGCAATCGTGCTGCCAACTCCTTGGCACAGGCTTCCATGAACGCTCTCTGCTGTTCCTCATCGGCAGCTTTCTGAACTCTATCCCGGAACTCCTCCAATTGTTTCAGATCAACCTTTGTATTTCCCATCAAGCCCACTCCTTAAATAAATCCAGCATAATTTCCTGATGCGTCGGGTGCATCCCCGGAACGCCACTCCTGGTGTACTCCGTGGAATTGCCACAGTGTGTCACGATGATCTTGGAGCCGCTCTTGATTTCCACCTCCGGCACAACAAACAGCTTTACCGCCTGCGCTACCGGGGATGCCGCATCGGTCTTTTCTGCCTGTGCGATCGTCTCAAACGACAGCCTGCACGGCTGATTTTCCAAGACCACGGTGTCCGTGTATGTCACAACGCCCTTTTCCTTGGTCTTACGGTGTTCCACAACCGTGCAGGTATCTTCATACATGGCTTCAATTGCCATTCTGACCATATCCATCAAAACACCACCTTCCGGTAACGGTTCAGCACCGGCTTGTAATTCTTCATAAGGCTTTCCGAGAACTCCGCCGCGGAAGTCTTAAAAGATGTTGTTGTATCGCCGATCTGCACCGAAGAAACCGTCTGTGGTATATTGGTGCTCCCCATATGCTCATTCCGGTAAATATCCATCGCCATGCGCAGTACCGTGGTTTCCAGTCCTGCCGGAATCTCGTCGATATGGCAGTAGTTTTTTACCGTATCCTCTGCATTTTCAAGCGTGAACTCCAAGTGGACTTTCACTGTCTCATCCGGGTCGCTTATCCCGAGAAGCGCCGACAGCCTTTCGACTGTCAGCTTGCTTTCCTCTGCCATACCGCACCTCCTAACCGATCTTATGCTTGATTGCTACAATTCTAAGCTGCTTCGGTTCATATACCGGCTTCCAATTCTCTGCCTTGGCAAGTTCTGCACGAAGCGGTGTCTCTACATGCTCACGAACAGCTCCGGTGTATGCAATTCCTCTCGGATGCAGGATAAACGCCTTACGGTTGATAAGATAATCGATACCGCCGCCTGTCTGCTTGTCACGATCAACCTCCGTAGCGACAAATCCTACCGGAGAACCATTGCCGTAAGCTACCGCACCATTGCCAAACAGGTATGTCGTATACACGCCACCGGAAGTTACCGGACAGCCATCATCCACGGTCACGCGTCTACCCTGATAGGTGTCAAACTCAACATCCGTAGAATCACGCTCTGTCTCGATCAGATTCAGCTTTTTCAGATAAGACTTTGTCGCCGAGTGCATCGCTACGCCGGATAACTGCGCCTGCGCGTCGCCGAGCAGCTGGCATGCGTCAATAAACGCAGATGCGCTGATCTGCTTTGCCGCATCCGTTTTTCCGGTGGTAAGGTCAAGAATATGATCTGCCATTCTGGTTTCTGCCGCCGGTGTTCCCTCTGCCCCCGCAGTAGTGGTGCCGAACACTCCAGCAAGGATTGAGATAAGCTCCTTCTGCATATCTCTTGCCCAGTAGGATGCCACCAGATCACCGATGGCTTTCATCGGATCGGCTCCGGCCAGTGCTGCAGAAAGATTACTTGCTCCCCACATATTCTGTCTGTAAATCGTGGTGGATACGTCCTTGTTGGAACCGATCTTCTTTGCGGTCATCTTCACATCCTCAAGGATTGCCTCGGACTCACCCTGTAAATCCTCAAAGAACGGCATATTGTGTGTTCTCGCCGCCTCGGATGCCAGTGCATCAAATTCCGGGCTGTTTACCACGATTCCGCTCTGGAAGAACGCGGACAGCTCCATCGTTCTGTTGATTACATACCGGTTAAAAAGCTCCGGTACAATTACGTCTGCAATCTTTGTAATTGCCATAAATTATCATCCTCTCTTTCTTACAATGTTACTCCGGCCGCTGCGGCAAGTTCTTTTGCCTGCGCCGGGTTTTCTTTTAACATGCGCCCCTGTTCGGTCAGATTAAAAGTGTCCTTTGCGAACGGATTCGTTACACCGCCTGCACCGCCATTCTTCGGGTTGTACGGCGGTTTCTGCTGTTCCTGCTTAAACAGGTGAGCCATAGCCGCATCATCTTTGTATGGCTTCACAACCTCTTCCACGCCGATCGGCTTTCCTTCCTTGTCGAAGTTGAACTTCTCAAGGCCACCGGCTTTGTAGATCAGATAATCCGGATCAAGTACGCCCTGCTTTGTGAGGGAATCTTTCAGCGCATAGGTCTTCGCAATCTCCTCGCTTGCAGTCTGCTGTTTTTTAAGTTCTCCCCGCAGATTGGCAATAGTGGTCTGTAACGTCTCGTTATTGGCATTGTTCTTCTTTAAATCTCCGATAGTTGTGTTGAGTGTCTTAATCTGACCGGCAAGATTCTCTTTTTCTGCCACGGCGGTATCATACTTGCCTTTGTCAACATACTGACCAGATCCAAGGTCTGCAAGCTTTACCTGCTTATCCTTATTCTCCGGCTTTCCGTTATAGGCATTGACGGTATCAGACACCTGCTTATAGAGATCCTCGCCTAAAATGTCTTTTAAAAATTCCATAGTTTCCTTTCCTGCACCGTTTTTAAGCGTGGTGTCTCCACAAGCAGTATGCAGTTTTGATGCCATGCATAAGGGCAAATTGCCGCAGTTTAAACGTCATAAGGCTTTCGGACAATATAAAAACAGGACTGCCGGAGGAACCTACTTGGCGTCACCTCTGCACCGTTCGGTTCATAAATTTCCGGTTGTCCTGTTATTACTAATTTGGGGTATAAAAATACCACCTAACCATTATCGGCTGGTGGTATATCTTGTTTCTTTTTAAACCCTATATTATCTTTGCATATCTCTCCATCTATTTTCTTTGTATGTAATACCTCAGTTGGAATACCATCTGGATATGCGTCGCAGCGCATACCCGGCATGCAATTTGAACATGATAAACAGTATGGAATTCTAAGCATTACCGTTTCCACCTTTCTATATATCGATCGACATATTCTTTTGCTTTTTCTGGAACATCTTCGCCATTTTTTATCTTAACATATGCTTCCGCAAGCGTTTCAAATCCATTCTGCACCTCATCCGAATAACCAGAAACTCCAGGTACATATAAGTCTTTTACCTCTTCAAAAAATGCGTTGAAATCCTCTACACTTTCAATATCTTGCCCCGTCAATATGTGCACTATCTCATGTTCAATATAATCTTCAATACGCTTTTCCGCAAAATACTTATACTCATACCCTGCCTTTATAATAGCATCAAATCCAGAAAAATCATATCCCGAATTAACCACCAATTTCGCCATATGTTTCCCATTTTCCTCATAATACTGGCAAAAGAATGGAACATCAGGCTTCTTTGCTCCCCAATTTTCAACCGTGACATTTTGAAAATTTACAATGTACTCCTTTTTCATTTTTTCATACACACGTTCTATAGCATCTGCATAATCTGGTGTCATTCCAGAAATATTCATAATGTCACTCGGAATCTTTATGTCGGCAGTTTTCCAATCAGTGTAAACAAAATTTTTCTTCCACTCCTCATACGTCATGTTCTCCGGCACATAATACTTCTTGCCATCTGCCCCGCGCGCAACTCTCTCCCCTGTGGTAAATTCATCATTGAAATACGGGCAGATGCATCCCCGGCAATTCGGATGAAACGGCGGCACGGTAACACCAATCTTATAATCTTTCATCGGAAAGTGTTTCCTGTCCATCTCCCCGCAGGTGGTGCAAGTATGGCCATCCAATGTCTCTACCACCTCGAACTCCTCCACCCCAAGGTCAGAAAAGCACGTCTCCTGTGTCTTAGCAGAAAAAGCCGCTGATTCCGTCTGAACGATTCGCGCCGCCTGCGACCTGCTCACTTTCATGTTCTGGGCTATTTCCCGTATGGCTCTGTCCGGCGATTCCCCGGTAATGCACATCCGCGTTAAGGAATCGTGCATATTGTTAATCAGCTTCGTTTTATCCGTCCAAATGCGCTCTGAAAAGTTGCGTCCATCCACCGCCCAGGGCTTATGTATGATGTCATTGACCTTTTCCGGATTAAAGCTCTGCATCTGCCAGCCAACACCGATACCTCGCTGCACTTCGTATGCAGTATGGTAATACCCGGATGTATACAGATTTGTGATATGTTCATCGATGGAATCATGATAATTTCCGTACAGCTTTTCAATTTCCTGCTGTGTCTGCACCTTGAGAGCTTCCAATCTGCTGATATGCACCTTTGCGGATGCGTTCTCAAGCTGTTTTGCCCACTGCTGATTTATGCCATTCTCGCGCCCGTATTTAATATAATCCTGCACATCCCACCGGAACTCTTCCAGTTCTTCACTGTTAAGCAAACGTCTGGCTTCCACCATTGAAATGCCGTTGTTGGCAGCAAACCGCTGATACCAGGCGTTAATCTTCCCGTCAAGAGCCTGCTCTGCCCGCCGGAACTCCTGCTCAATCTCCTGCACGGTCTGAACGGACGTATCATGCTGTGATTCTTCCAACTGCCGGAAGCGCTCCTGCCAGTATTCACTTGTCCGTTCTCCCATGCACTCACCTCATTTCACAGAATCCCGAGTTCCTTGTATACGGCTGCAATCTTCGGGAATTGAACCGCAATCCAATCCACCATTGTTTCCTCATGCCCCATACGATTAACGTGCTCAAAATTATCTTTCAAACCGCTTTCATTCAAAAAAGCATGAATAATCTCGTGACGCAGGCATCCCTTGAAATAAGCATCCTTTTCCTCTTCATTGCTAAACCAAAAATGTTCTTCATCATCCAAATCTGCAATAACAATCAGTGGAAAGTTGCTGCAACAATAGCCCGCCCATGAATTTTGGCTCAGTTCCTTATCTTCTGACCACTTGTGTATCTCTATCCGATACTCCGTCCCCAGAATCATCGCCGTCTGTCTCACTGCCTGTCTCCTTTCCCTTTGCACCAAAAGCACCGATGTAAGCATCTGCTTTCTCCTGCGCCTCCTGCGCCTCTTTCTCCAACTGCTTCAGCTCCGCATCCGCATCTTCGACAAGCGGATGATTTTTGAGAATCGTCTTTTTACTGACAATTCCAACCGAATCCTTGCAAATCTGTGCCTGCTCCGTGTCATTTTTTACACAAGTGCGGGTCCACGTCTGGATGATTTTCTTGCAATCAATTCCCTCATGGTGGCATATCGCTCTTACCAGACGGGCAAACCCAAGCTGAAACTCCGTCTCCGTCAGCCCGGCTTTCATTTCAAGCAACGAATACATGAATTTAAGCGCTTCTCCGCTCTGATTTCCGAAGTTCTCCGGCTGTGGGTCAAATCCCTGCCCCTGTTCAAAAATAGCCTTTCTGGTGACTTCCAGAGCGCTGTTACGGGCTTCTATCGGAATCTCGATGTTGAGTGTGCTCACTCCCGGGTTACTGCCCTCGTCCCCATCTACCTTGATGGTCTTATATTTTTTCAAATCTGACAGAAACGTGTTAAGATCTGCGCCGCCGTACCCGGACAGAACAATTATCAGCTGTTGAATATCATCCAAATCATTAACAAAACCGCTGTAGACCTTGTCGTATACGTCTATCAGCGGCTTGATATTTTTCAAATCATTCGTATTGGTGTTATTGTTCGGGAACGGAATAAACGGCACTTCTCCAAATTCGTGACGATACTCTGCTGTAAAATCACTGGAATCCGGCACCATAAAAGTGTTGTAATAAAGTAAACCGTCCTCTAAGGTGTCTCCGTTCTTCCGCCGGAATGTCCAGCAGCTTTCCTTGTCCCAGTATTCATAGATTGCATAGGTATCTCCCGTCTCTTCGTCGATTTCATCATACATACGGAGAACGCCAAGCAGTTTCTTTTTCAAATCATGAGATTCGATCGGAATAATCTGCTTGCTGTCAACTACCGCCCACTGGAATGCTCCATCTTCATCCTCCCAGTAGTGAATCCAGCCTACTGACGCATTGGCAGCGTTTATGCACAGCTCCATGCAATTCTTCCGGTATTCATCACCGAGTACTTCTGTCACGACTTCATTTCCATGCTCATTCCCAATGTCAAAGAGCGGCGGTGCCGTGAACATGTACGCAGCTTTCTGATTTACGATAAGCCCGTGGAAGTTCCGGGGGATCCGGTTATCTGCGTTACGTAACGGATTGTCGGGTTCCTCTTTCTCTTTTTCGTCTGTGAGCTTGTTTTTTACCAGAATATCCGTTTCATTCCGGTAGTACCGTTCCGCCTGCATCGCCCGCAAGGAAAACCGTGTATGTCCCGGTTCGTATTTTCTTATGAGTTTTTTCATTACCTCAAGTTCCATGTTCTCACCTCTATTTTAAAATGCTGATGCCACCGTGGTTTTCGTCTGTGTATACTGCGTACCGAATGGCATCCTGCACATCATCAAACTGTTTGACCGGCTCTCCTGTCTTCTCATTCCAGACATACATATAAATTTCATCCCGGAACCGCTCCACGTCATCCACAATGCGCAAGCCATTCTGCTTGTATAGCTGTGCTACGCGCTCAATACCGCTTAGTACCGCTTTATTCGCATTAATCGCCCGCAGACCATTTTGTTTGAATTTCTTGACGTATTCCGGTCTGGCAGAATCGCAGTAAAATGGTATATTGCCGTACTCGGCTTTGATTTTCTGTGCCTGCTCTAACCAGAAATCTATTTCCTCGAACTGGCGGGCAATTTCTCTGATAAGATAGTAACAACCCTTATCATCCTTTCCCAGCAGCACAATTGCCCCGAAATGTTCATATCCCCAGTCAACCCCAACAATGTATTTAACGAAATTGACCTTTTGCAGTTCTTCCCTGCTGATGTAATGCATCTTCGCATTAAAATCTCGATATACAGCGCCCTCACCCATCACCCACATTCCATTAATATTGCGGTCATAGAACATTCCAGAAGGTGTTGTTTCCTTCATGTTCTGCTTATATCGCTCTGACAGGAAAGTATTATCATCCAGCCTATATTGCACTGCCTTAATGGTCTTTCCATCAGCTTTATCGATAAAATCTTTCTTAAGCCAATGTTCAGGGTTGTCCGGGTTTGTATCAATCAGCATCCTCGCGCCATTGCCGGAACATCTGGACTTAATCTCGTCAAACACTTCCTGCTTTGCCATTGTTCCTTCATTGATATAAGCCCCATATGCAGTCATTCCTCGGATGCGCCCCAAATCATTGATCTTAGAATGACCGAAACAACACACCTGCACGCCGAATAGCTTGAACCGATTAAATTTATCAAAGTGAAACTCAATGCCGTATTTGTTGGAAAGCTCAATCAACACGTTTCGGTTAAGCGCTCCCAGGTCAGCACCAGCCAATATATATTGCGGATTCTCAACGCCCTGTGCAGCGGCAATTTTTTTAATCCTGCGTAATTCATACAGGAACAGGTCATTGTCCAGAACCGTTTTCCCGGTACGTTTCGCACCGTGATTGATTAGCATAAAATAATCATTATTTACAGCAAATCGGAATGTATCAAGCTGTTTTGGTGTGTATAAATCACTCAGCATCTTTTAATGCACCCTCTATCTGCTCAAAGAATTTGTCCAGCTTATTCTCCCGGTCATCCTTGCCAGCGTCCGCTCTGGATTTTAACAGTGCAATTTCAGCCCTCTGCTTATCCGTTGCAAGGTCCATATGGTCGGATAACCACTGTAGCGCTTTCATTCGGTCGGCAAGCTTAATCTTGATACCGCTCTGGGTATTGCTTACTTCACTGACGATTGTTCCATCAATTTCCTGTCTCACAGAAACAAAGCCTCCGTGAATATCAACAAAATCCGTCATGTCTGCAAATGCAATGTCCATGTACTTCTGGAAGATGTCTGACTCACTCAAGAACTCTCTGTTGAGTCGTTCCTGCTTCAGCTGAAAAATCTCCTCTTTTATCCGAACATTTCCTAACAATCTCGGTCCCGCCACCACTGCGGTTGCGTAATCACACTCATACGCTTTCTGATATGCCTTGGTTGCATTAAAGCAACGAATGTAATAAATGCAAAAAAGCTGTTGCTTATCGGTCAAATCAGTATTCTGTATTACTGCTTCAACCTCATGTGCAACAGGCTCTTTCTTTGCTCTCTTCGCTCGCTTACTTTCTTTCGCAACGTTGCATTCCTTTTTCTCTTTCTTTCGCAACGTTGCATTGCCGCCATCATCCCACTTATACCGGTTCTTCCAGCTCCGCACAGTTCCCTCGGCTATCCCGAGCTGGTTCGCAATCTCTATCAGCTTAAGCCCTTGCTTATACATTTCAAAGGCTTTGTCCGCTCTCGCATCTTTTGCCTTTGGCAAGGACCATCACCTACCTTTTCTTTACATACAAAAAAGCACCCGTCATTAAACGGGCGCCTTCTCTGGGTTGGGGGAGTTGCAAAAAGCAAATGGCTCTTGGCTCTTTTATTCACCTCTTGCAGTTTATACTATAGCATTTTAAAAACGAAAAATCCGAAAAAAACGAAATTACTTTTATGCTACTCTCATAAAATTATTAAACTCCATTCTTATGCTATCACCGGTTGCTTTTCTGCCTATCCTGTCCGCCACTCTCTCCCAGCTCATTCCCTCAAAGAACTTATACCGGATGATCCTCTGCATCCGTACCGGTATGCCGTTCATCCACTGCTCCACCTGCAGCTTGATCTCTTCCGAATGAGCTTTTCTCTCTTCCAGCAGTTTCTCTTCTATACGCAACTGCGCATCATCCGTGTATGTGAACGATGTTCCTTCAATCTTGAAATGTGTTTCTGCATACGGGAAATCATTCATCGAACCTTTTACACTTCCCGTCACAATCGTTTGCCGTTTACGCTGCAATCTCTTAATATCCTGCTCCGTCTCCCGGATCATCTCACATGCATCTACATACTGCTCCAATATTTTCTTATCTACTCCCACCGTATTCTCCCCTTTCTGATATTATCACTGCAATGTTTCTGATAATATCATACAATAGGTTTGGAGTGGATTTGTGCCAAGTTTTGGGCGAAAAAATACCAACCATCATGATTGGTGGTTGGTACTCACATTATTAAACAGTTGCTATTTCAATTTAATTTCAGCCTCTATACCATACGCACTATCCGTATCCCATTGTACAGAAACTTCTTGTATTTCCCGCTTTTCTCCGCAGACTTCCAAAGTTCCTAAATTCTTTAACATCTCTATTTGCCCTGCGGTCAAATACTTGGAATCAACGCCTACTCCATCAACAAATATTCCAGTCTTTATTAAATTCTGATTTACAGTAAATACGGCATATACACTTTCTGTCTCACCATCCGACACAACCGGAAGCATCTGTTTAAGTTCATATGGTTGCGTCATCGACTGCTTCATCAGCTCTAAGTGAAAATCTCTCTTATCCAATTCAGTCATTGGATACTTTTTTATAACATATGGTATATCATTCATAACATTTGTTCCCCCTTGTTTATGATAGAAAAATTATACCACTACGCTCGTAAATCTGCAAATCATTTTATGTCTTTCCCCATACAATCATATACTGTCCGTTCTTCTCCTCTTCCAGTCTCGCCGTCCTTTTTTCTATAATTTCCTGTGCAATTTCCTTTTTCCGATAAAAGTGTCTCCTACTGATAGGGATAACGCCGTGGTGAGCTTCCAGCATGTCGTAGCTGGTGCCGCGCACGATGGATTCCGTCAATTCCGCAGCAATGATGCTGTCCACGCTCATGCAGATCTCGTATATTTCTTTTTCATCCAAGTACATTCCCCCTTTCAAATTTTGCGTAAAAAAATACCAACCATCGAATTATTGACGGTTGGTATAATAGTTAATTACACATTTCATCCAGCGCAGTTTCCAAAACAGATATTATAAATGATGATTTATAACTATCTCCGACGAGTGCCTTTATTATTTTTACAGGTACATTTACAATGTCTAATCCAGTATCTGCATCATCATCCATTGCTTTAAGCCTAAAGATAACATATTTCATTTCTCTTTTAGAGTATCTCTCAGCAATGTCTACGCATTCATTAAATAAATCTAAATCTTTATTACTCTTTGCATCATACATTTCTGAAAGCTCTTTGTACAATTTGCTATCATCTTTTAAATCACTCATATAACGCCCTCCTGTATCCATGTATTAAGGAGATTATACTACATCAACCGTCAATATTCAATTGTCAATGTACTACAATTTTATTTTTATTCCTCTCCCTGCCAGATCTTCGGCGTAGCGTCTGCGTTAGTCATGATCCGCGCCAGCATGGTTTAGCCAAGATACTCTCTCATTTCGTCCACAGCGTCTGCTAAAAATCCATCAAATATTCCATCGACTTTCGCAACAAGTTCTCCCGAGTAACCATCCGCTTCCATCTGCGCCCGAAAATCTTTCTGTGAGCACTCAAGAAGACCGTTTTCTCTTCTTAACCATTCCTTTTTGTAAATTGTTCCATTCAATTCCAACGTCTCATTAACACCGTTTTCTGTTGTTTCTACTGTATACTTCATCTTTCCCTCTCTTTCCGCCCCGCCGCATTACTGCTGGCGAAGCTATAGCTGTTTGATCGAGCTGTCCGGTATCAGTTCCACCAATCGGGGAGCAATATTCCACTTACTTCCCGGATATTTCAATACTGTTCTCATTTTTTCAAAGGAACCCGATATATCGTTACCCCGGCCGGAGGTTCGGCTCCTTTCTAAATGTCTCTTGTAATTTTCAAATAATTATGCTAATATATAATCCTAAAATATTTAGCAATATAGCTCAGTGGATAGAGCGCGCCTCCTATAAAGGCATGGTCGTGGGTTCGAATCCCACTATTGAACATAACGCACCTAAGTAATTAGGTGCTTTTTATATATTTACACCATCCGATCTAATGGAAGCGAAATCTGCCCTTTGCAATTTCCGCCGACCGTTGACGGATCCCAACCAACACCGATATAGTCCAGAACTTTCGCCCAGCCATAATCATTCCCGTCTTTATCCTTGCACATATGGAACATCAGATAATCCCATTCTTTCGGATTGCTCTCATAAAGCAGATCGAACCTGTGTGGTCGTTTCTCCATGTGGATTCCAAAACCGCACATACTGCAACCGGTACGCTGCGCCTTGGTTGTATACAATGTACCGTCCGGCTTTTTCTCAATTGTTCCGTAAATCTCCGGTATCAAAGAATCCGGCATCTGGAAGCACTCCGACATTCTTCCTGCCTTAAGGCCTGCGTCACGGTACTTTTCTTTTAAATCATGCTTCCAAAGATCGTCCATCTCTAAGGCAAGTGTCAATATATCCTGTCTGTGGAATATCGCAAATGGCGCTGATCGGATGGTCGATGCCCCAAAATAGTTACATCCATTCATCCGCAGGCTTTTGGCACGTCTGCCGCCCTCGGATGCCATCAGTCCCAAATATGGCACGCTGTTATGTTCCTTGCCCCAATCATCACAATTCTTTTCCTTGAGATAATAACAGCACTTGGAAGATACGAGAAAGTCCGGCTTCTGAAAGTCGCACCCCTCATTTTCATTCTCATATCCCCCAAACAGTTCCAGCCATCTTTGATTAAGCTGCATCTTTGAATTCTTCTGCCAGCCACCGTATTCCCCGGTTTCTCCCGTTATGATCGCATGTCTGACTGTCTTGTTCTTCTCGGTCGGATTCTGCAGCAACTCAATTTTCCCGGCGATCTCCTTGGATATGACCGGAAACCCGAATTCCTGTATAACTTTCGGTTTCGTCCATCGTGTACCATCCTCTCGCAGGAGCGGCGGCACATTTATAATACCGATCGCTTTATGTACCCTCTGGATGCTCTGATCCTCCAAAGTGGATGCCGATACCCCCGGAGCATCAATTCCACACACCTCATGGAGGAATATATATAAAATGATGCTGTCCAGACCTCCTACCGACACATGGCAATTTAGCCCTCTACGATCACATTCTGATCTGAACTCCTCCGCTCTGATCTGCGCATATTTGCGTTTGAAAGCATAATCCTGCTTTTCTTTCTGCATGAACGAAGCAATCTTTTCTTTTGTTCCAAGACGTTCCATTCTTTCCTGTACTGATTCCATTTCTTCACGGAGTAAAGAGCTCTTTAACGCTGGCCAGCAAACCTCTCTCTCCTTTCGATTATTTACGTAACATTTTCACTAACGTTCCGATTGCAAATGCGATTGCCACAATGTACTGTGGATCTGTCACAATAATTGCCATATTATCGCCTCCTTCCTGGGGCAACGATAATATGTCAGAAATTTTTTCAAAAAAGTCATTTTTCGGTACAGACTTGTTTCTCATCCGCAATCGCGTTTTACACTACTTTTTCTTACCTCTCTTAGTCTTGAACTTATATACATCGCTTCTCTGCCGGCTTACCGCACTCCGGTAGCCGTTCAGCTTACTCGCTCTGCTCTTCCCCATGTGCACCTCCCTCTATGGCATCTAAGCATGCGTTCCAGCCTGCATCGAACCTTCCATTGTCACAATGCTCTGGATGATCTGATCTCTCCGGCAGTTCCACAAGCGGGCACCAATCCGGCTTTTCTCCGTCTGGTACAAGTTTCCCTGCCGCACAGCACAGATATTCGTCATCCTCCGTCTCGTAGCATAATGTACATTTCTGGCAAACCTGTTCCGGCATATCCATAATCAATACTGCTTTATTCATCTACTCCACCGCCTTTCACGATCTCGATAGCTTTGCCAAATGCTTCATATCTTCCCTGACTTCTCCCGTCATTGTAGATCTGTTCGCCGTCTCCGTATCCGTCCTCGTCGCAATCATCTGGTCTGTCCTGCTCTGCTTTCTTCAATTTTCCCAACTGCTCCACAACCTTGTCTACATCATAAGCCGTCGGATATTCTTCTAGTAAATACAATACTGCATTTGTATTTACTAAAGTTCCATTGCTTAAAGTAACCGATTTTAAATCTTTCTTTAGTGCATCTGCATCAATCAGTCTCATCGTTCGCCCTCCCAATCTAATTTTTGACCGCAATTCCCACAGAAGCCTGTTTGTCTGTCCAAAAATTCAACACCACATTTGCATTTTCCAACACCCCAAACCAATTTTTTACGTGATAGCTTATATGGAATCTGCTTCTCTCTTGCTTCTAACAGGCTTTTGAGCGTAAATCCACACTTTACACATTCATCCTCAAATTTCATGTATTCTTCCATGTTCTCAGGTGTAATTTTGCGAGCAATCATAGCTTTGCAGACTGCTACCGATTTCTGGCACTCTTCCGGTGTACCGATTGTGCGGTACTGTTTTAACTCTTCCAAGGCCTTGATGATCGTATTTCCAATATCCGAACCAGGAAGAATTTCCAACATGCTCTTTTGCCTTTTAGAGTTTTTCAAATATCCAAGTGCTTCATTCTCCGTCATGGCTACACCTCCAACAGTTCCGGATTGTCAAATGTGTTGCCGATAACTTCGCAATCTTCCGGGGATTGGGATTCTCCAAAAAAGTGATGAAACATCCAACGTTTTTTAGTCAAACACCAACTTGCAAAATGTTCATCCCATATAACAGCTGTTGTATTTCCACATTTTACGATATCATTCTCCCAGATCAATCTTCCGTTCTTGTCCTTAAGTCCGGTGCACTGGCAGATAGTGGATGGGTCTACCTCAAATATCCCATTTTCTTCCGAAAAATCCTCAAAGCAATCATAATCGGCAAGATTAGGGCAAAACATGTACGGGATTTCCTGTCCTAACCGAAAAAATACTCCGGTAACAAGACTACCTTCCACCCACTTGCCGTTATCAATCCGCTTTCCGCGATATAAATATCTACTCTCCATTTGCGCCCTCCATTTCTTTCAGCTTGGCTTCGGCTTCCTCTTTTGTAAGGAATACGGTTTTCCCAAAATCGCATTTTCTAAAATACGCTCCGATAAAGTGATTTGTTGCTTTTGCATAAATTCTATATTGCTCCCCGCATTCATAGAAAGTTACACTAGAAATAAAAGCTTCATACACTTCATCTTTCATATTTTCATCATATTCAATGCCATCAAACACATTAAACGGAGAAGTAACTACCCATACGGTATCTCCCACCTTGCACGGCAACCGCAGAAGCAATCCCTGCTCCTCGGCATCCTCATCGCGTTTCAGCTTTTCTCTTAAGTCTGCCATTGCCCACATATTACGGTAGAACATGGCAATCAGACCACGGACATCTGAAAATGGGTCTATTGTTAAATTGTCCAGTATTTCCTCGTCAAACTCTGTATCATCTACTGGCAACTCATCTTTTGTCAATGTGACCATGAGGTTTCTGGCGAAATCTCGTGCATCCATTTCCATCTCATAATCTCTATATCTGGCATTACCTTCGCTGTCTACATAGCAACTGTTATGTGCCAGCTCAACCATTGACATATCAGATACGCTTTTATTTGTCGTTAATCTCTCCATACTATCCCTCGCTTTCTGCCCGAAGCCATTTAAGCCATCCTTTTTTATTCCAAGTGCTTCCACCAAGTACGTCTTTCGTCACAGCATCAAACCATTTTGCCAACTCCTCATCCGTCATGCTTCGGATCCGGTCTGCATTGGTCATGGCTTTATAATGCTTGCAGTCGCGTTCCATGTCTAAATGTGGGCTGTCGTTAATCTTCGGACACCACTTGCCGACAATTACATCATTTTTATCTGATAGGTTATATAAGTTATTGCAGTTCTTGCACTTCGGCATCTTTTTTTCTTCCTTCCGTGTCTTTATCTCCAATCTATTTTTTGACCACATACATCGCAAAATGAATACCTGCCTTTATTTCTGTAGATGTCACGTATATGTTTTTTGCATGCAGGGCAGTAGAATTCTTTCCGCGCATACCTGGTTGCCACTTTTCTTGGCTGCTGCTTCATTTTTGTGTCCTTGCATATCTGCAATGCTTTCACAGCTTTTGTTAAAGCTTGGAGCATATCTCTATTATCTTTTTGGGCTTCTATAGCTTTTTCCAATATTTCTATGGCATCATTTATCGACATTCATTTTCCCTGCTCCCTTCCGCACCGCAACTGATACGGCACTTCTCGAAATTTTTTAATCGCCTCCACGCTCACATGCTTGCTTGGGTGTGTCATCCGCTCGCTGATCTCTGCTACACGCTTGCGGCGCTCCTTACTGTCTCTATGCATTTATCTCGCCCCCTGTATTCCTCGATCGTAACGGGCACCACCGCGGCGACGTTTTAACCACCGCCAGAACCTCCCGCTCCGCTGTTTTGCAAATTCTCATGGGATCAAACCTCTCCCGCTGGATCTGACCGCAACGCTCACACTTTGCACAGATATGCACCGGCTCATAACCGTCATTTTCTGTGACGTACCGGAGACCGTTTTTATTCACGTAATACACCAAGCCACTGTATTCGCACCCGCCGTTCAGCGCCGGGCATATGATCTCATAGTAAATCTGTCTGATCGTCTTGCCTGCTTCAAGCGCTGCCACAATATCCTCTCGGTACGGGTCATACATGCTCGTTCTTTTTCTTCTCTCCATTGCCTTGTCCTCTCATAACTTTTTCAATCATCTCTTCCTGGTTCCGCTCTGCGATATGATCCCGAACCGATTCCTCCGGGAATGCAATCTGATATGTCCGCTCCTTGATCCGGTTGGTGATCCGGTCATCGTACCGCAGGCTGTCCAATGATTCGTTGCTTGTGAAGATTGTCACTTTCTTGTTGATGTACCGCTCGTTGATGATCTGGTACATCTTGTCGTTGATCCACGCCGCCGGGGATTCCACGCCGAAATCATCGATAATCAGCACATCCACCGTGTTAAGTGCATCCAGTAACCGACTCTCACTGTATTCAGCATCCCGCCGCCATGTATTCTTGATTTCCTGCAGGATGGTCAGCGATACTGCAAACTTAACCGCATAGCTTTTCATAAGCTCATTCGCAATACCTGCGGCGATCCGTGTCTTCCCGCTGCCCTTTGTTCGGGACCAGATAAAAAGTCCCATTCCCTGATCCCTCTGGCTCCCGAAATCTTCCAGGTAAGCCTTTATGATCCGGCAGGCATCTGCCACCGTCTTTTTGCTGTCCGGCTGTCGGTACACATCCGTGCGGAAGGTTTTCAAATCCATCCCCCGGAACGCTTCCGGAATATCCGCAAACCGCAACCGCCTTGACATCGCCGCCCGCTCCCGGCACTTACATTCCACCGCCGTTGTGATACCGTCCTTTTCGGTCAATATCCACTCGGTACCATTACACAACGGGCACACGTCAGAATCCCTCGAACTCTCCGGTGTCTCCAAGTTCTCCGAGCCGCTCATTGATCGATTTTTCATGCGCTGTAGTATTTTCTCCAGCGTTTGTTCCATCTGCTCCATTGCCCGCTCCTTTTAGATACTGCATAAATACATTCTCACGAAGCCAGTTTTCCGCTTTCTTGATATACCGCTCCGCCGTTCTGTCCCGCCGACAAGCATCCGCATAATTCTGCGCCGCCCGTATCAGATCATCCTCCGGTACGCCAGCCATCACCGCATTGCAGTATTCCGATTCTGCCAGATAGCCAGTACACTTTTTCGGGTAGGTTGCAGCAAATTCCACGAACCGCTCCACGGGGGATATAGGGGGTGTATTTCTTCCCTTCTTTCCTTCTTTCTTTTCTTCTATTGTTGGCGTTAGAATGTCGTTAGAATGTCGCTTGCTTGTCTCTTGACTGTCGTTTTGCTTGTCGCTCGTCTGGTATAAATCGTACTTAACCACTGTAAATACGGTATATTTGTTTGTCGTTTTGCTTGTCACTTCACCTGTCTTTTTCAAATGCGAAATTGCTGTCCGAATTTCGCGCTCCGTAAGTCCAGTTTCGCCCGCCAGCTTCCCGATGGACGAGACAAATGATCCTCGCGGAACCGTTGTCCCTTTAAAATTTCCATCCTTCCAGTTGGCTTTCAACAGCATGTGGATGAACAGCCGGGTGGTATTGATATCCGTGTACCATTCCCATTCCAGCAACCCCCGGCTCAATTTTATGTAGTTGCCATCCAATCATCCCACCTCCCGGATCAATACCTCTATCCGTGGGTTTTGAGTATCTACGTCAAACCGATCGCTGAACCCAACAATATGTTCCCATCCATCATTTTTCAGCACTCCTTTGTTGACCAGTGCATCCTGAATCACTTTGCGCCCAAACGAAGATATATTATCGAGATCCCGGCGCTTGTTCTTTTCAAACCATGCATATTCCATATACACCGGCTTCTGGATCTTAACTCCACGCAAACACTGCTCTATATACGCAGATACGATTCTTTCGTTATTCGCTTTCAGTTCTCCGCCTTTATATCTACTGGATTTATCTGCACGGATGAAGTCGTTCAAATTATCCAGTCTCCCCGGGACTACCAGTAAATACTCCAACTTCTCTCCTCCTCTCAAACGCCAGCTTCATGGCAAGGCGCTTCGACTGTATCGCTCTCGCGCGGTGCAATTCCTGTGCCAAATACTCATTTAATTCCTTTTCATCAACCGGATCTCCTGGGATGGGGCGGTAATAGCCAGCGCCCACATTGATAATGCAATCCCCGTTCCGATTAGCATCTTCTATATTCTTTCTAAGCGCCCTATCTTCATACGATTTTGTCGGCCGCAGTAGTGGGCGCGCATGTCCATAGGGAATATCATTTATCGTTTTCATATACCCCTTTCCCCTCCGGGACGACCCCGGAGGTATCATCATGGCTTCGACAATTCGTGATATAATAAGTCTCCGCATGATCGGTTTCTTTCGCCCGCAGGCGGGTGTTTCAACCCTATAACCAGCTCCGCCCGAATATCCGCCGGAACTCTTCTCTGCTTCCGTAATGGCTTTCAAAATATTCCTGTGCCATCTGCTTAAGCTTCAGATCCATTTCAGCGGCATTCTTCCCCGCCTGCGTTCCATTCGGATGCAGATCCGGACGAAGCGGTATGACAAATCCATACTTCTCGCTATTCTTCCGGTTCGGATTACCCGGGAAAATATGATGGCGTTCAACCGGCGCCGCGCCGGTAAAATAGCAATGTTCCATATCATCCGTAAATACGCTCCATAATCGCTTCATATTCCCCACCGCTCTTTCATTTCCTGTAGTTCTGCTGGCGTAATGGTATCTATTCCAAGTTCCTTTGCATCCGCTACCGTTCCGTCAATCAGAACCGACATTTCTTTCGTGTCATAGGTATGACTCCCGCGATAGATTTTATATACAGTCAGTTTTCCGTCATACCGAACCGGCATTGCATGGATCGTTTCCTGTTCCCACATATATTCTTCTGGTGCGTTTGACTGATAGTAGAAAATATTTCCATCTGGAAGATATTCGGGCTGTCCATATTTACAGATCAGAACATTTTTAGCTTTTGCCTTTGAAATCGTGAGTACGTCAGCAATTTTTCCAACCAACACATGAAAGTAAGCATTTGCATCAAGGCTCCGTTTCTGCGTATATCTGACAGCTTTTATTTTTAGCTTGTCCTGATTCTGTAAATTTTCAATTTGACCGGCTGCCGAAGCGTCAACCTCAAACGTGAGGATGATGCCTCGTCCATCAAATGTCCGGCTTGCACCAGTTAGCTTTCCGGTAGTCTCCATCAGGCATCAGCTTCTTTCCTTTTCTTATACCAGGTCTCTACCTGTTCGATCAGCTTGTTTGCCAGCTCCGTAGAAATATCAGATGTACCGGAAAAATTGTACATTTTCTTAAGCTGGTTCACGATATCTACCGCATTTGCGTTCTCACACATTTCAGCATAGGCATCCACAAATCTATTGATTTTATGTAACTGCTCTGCTGTCGCCGGTGTAAACTGCGGTGCTGGTGTAACCGGTTCCGGTATTTCTCCGTCCGGGTCCTTCATCTCCTCGGTCGGAATGCAAAATACCTGGAAGCACGCATACTTGAATGCAATCGCCATTGCCTTGTTGGTTGCTTTATCTCCGGAATCCATTCCCTCTCCAACCGTTACCGCTTCGATGAACGATCCATCTTCGGCATAAAATGTGTACTTGATCCGGCAGATGGAATAGATCAGAACCGCACCCTTATTTGTGGTTCGCTCCTGTCTCTGCTGTTCCAAGACTTCCGGAACAATAAAAACATGATTCTTTACCAGCGCCGGATTGATTGCATTCATGACCGCATCAATTCCACGATACTTAAAGCCCTGCTGTTTATTCACTGCATCTTTACCGACCGCCCCGATCTCTTCCATACACTGAGAGATCGCTTCATATATATTCATTTTTCTTGCTGATTCTGCCATGCTTATACCCTCCGGAATTCAATTCCATACTCGCGCATAGCAGCTTCAAGCTGTGCGATCTGGAACGGATCAGCAACCACTTCATACCGTACGGTTCCCTCAGGCGCCGTTGCAGACCGCACAGCTTTTTCTTCCTCAAGAGCAACATCCGGCACAACTTCCGGTGCCGCCGGTTCTTCATGCACCAAAGTAGCTTTTCTCTGCTCTTCCTCTGCCGCTCTGCGTGCCTCCTCTTCTGCCTTTCTCTGCTCTTCCTCTGCCTGTCTCCGCAGGATTTCTTCCTTCTGCTTCTGGTACTGGTTCATGGTTGCAATGGCATCTGACAGTTCCAGCGTTGCCTTATACTTCGCCAGGCCTTTATCCTCAAACTCCGATTCCATCGCCCGGATAGTGTCCAGATCTTTCTCTACGTGCTCCACATGTGCTGTGATGGCTTCTGTGATGGCTTTCTGCGTGGTCGTGGAATTCTCCCATCTGCTGTCATAGATGCGATCCAGCGGCAGATACTCCATCACGGTTCCATGCTCCGCCATAATCCCGGTATAGATTTCACAGATCATCGCTTTCTTTGCTTCCACGCGCCTACGCTCAAACTCCTCGATCTGCCCGCTGATAAAGTCGATCGGTTCATCGATCAGCTTGTCCAGTTCCTTGACCTGCGCTTCAAAATTGGTATACGGCTCCATAAATTTTTTCTTGATCTCGATTCGCCTGTCGCTCATGGCCTTTTTCAGTTTACGCAGGCTTGCCACCGTCCTTTTTGCTTCCGGCTGGGATTCTGCGGTAAACACCATCCCCTTGTACTCCTCCATTTTTGCCGCAAGGGCTGCCTTGATCTCTTCAGAGTTGGTCTCGATACTTCCGTTTTTCTGCTCTACTAATAAGTTAATTTCCTGCATCTTCTATCTCCTTTTCTTCTCTAAACCGCTCATCGCGGTCGTATATTGCTGCCAGTTTCTTTCTATGCCGCTGTGCCCGTGCCTGCTCCGCTTCGTATTCGTCCCAGTCCGGCGCATCCGGCGCGATCTCAATCATCGATATACTCCCACTCTCCTTTGTCGCCATTGTCACTGATCTTAAGTCTCACTGCTGTTTCTCCAGAGACAGCCAGCACCCCGCTAATGCTCCCGTCATCCGTAACGGTAATAGTGGCAATTCCCGCAATGCCGACCCCTTCCAGTGTTTCCGGCAATTCCCGCAACACATCCACAAGATTGCACATATCCTTGTTACATAACCTTGCTTTCATTCAAAAAATCCTCCACTTCCAGCTGCGTCCATTCCGTTGCCCGGGTCATTCGCTCCATCTTCTCCTCGCGGCGCTGCCGTTCTGTCTCCCCGGTAACGCAGTCATCACACATACCATTCCGACCCTCGCCCGGGTCCATCATGCAACCGCAGCACCTACATTGATACTCGTACATTGACATATCCTCCACATCAGTGTTACAATAAACGCAGAAATACTTATGTATTCCTACGGTAAATAGCACCTGTACTCGCCAAAGTTATCAAGGTGCTATTTTTTTGTCCAAATCGATATACTCCACATCCGCATCCAGCCTGTCCCGTCTGCGGATAAAGTAAAAACATGCTTTCCGCCGTTCGGCTCTGCTCAGCTCCACCGACATGATCGCCAAGCCCGCCAATGATACCAACGCGCCTAACGCAATCACGGCAATGAGGTAGTAATAATAAACGCCGTCTGCATCACACATTCCACCGAAAAACATTATGCCGATTCCGACCGCCGTAACGATCTTGCCTATCCTTTTCAACGTTCTCACTCCTTTCACTCCGGAATATCCTTAAAAGTAAATGATATGACCACACCCGCCATATCCGCCAATTTGTACAACGTTTCCAGCGTCATGTTCTTCGGCGTGCCGTCACGGCTGAAATACTTTGTGATGGTACCTACGCCCATCCCAAGCTTGTCCGCAATCTCTTTATTGCTATACTTCTGGGACAGGGATCCATACAACATACGTTTGACGTGATTCATGCGCTTAGCAGTCTTATCCTCACATAAATTACTTTTTCCCACGCTTCTCACTCCCTTCCTACCGGAATCCCGATCACGCTCTCCACCAGATCAATATGCTCCGCGGATATGCGCACCTCGGTATGCGGATCATGATTCTTTTTCAACCAGTCAACTACCGGCTGGCACAGTTTCTCAAGCTGCTCTGCTTCACTCACTCTTTTTCATCCCCTTTCTTCTATTCTTCACTTGTGGTACAATCTCCTTACAGGACGTTGCCGCGTCCGAGTATATAAGAAAGGAGGTGCCCTCTTATGTTTGTTTCCCAACCTCTGGCACCCTCTGATGTCATAGAGATATTAGGAATTATTGCATCGCTTATCACAAGCGTTATTGCTATTGTGATCTCTGTCAAAACGTTACATCAAAACTCGCAAATGATTGAAGAATCTACACGACCGTATATTGTGGTCTATTCGCAAACTACTAATTTTCAATCACCAGCTTATTATTTGATCATCAAAAATTTCGGCCAGACAGGGGCTATTGTGACTTCAATTAGATGTAATCACGATCTGTCCTTGTATTCATTTAGCCAAAATCACATACCTTTTGAACATTTTAACGGAACTTTTGTTGCTCCCGGGCAGACATTTTTATGCAGTGTAAATACTCAAAAATTATTTGAAAATCCAGGGTCACTACATTTCTCGGTGGAGTATGAGTCCAACGGAAAAACCTATTCTGATTGTTTTGAAATCAATCTCAATGCTGATTCTGACTTAGTTCAAGTCCGAGCTGCTACGAACGGAAAAGAGCTACGCAATATTTCTTACACCTTACAGGATTTGGTCGAAAAACAACTATAAGAAAATCCTACTTTCATTGACCACATTCTGGATTTCTGAAATGATACATTCCATCACTTCTAAAGTTTGGGCTTCCTCTGGAAGCTCATTCTTTATTGTTTCGATTGCTTTATTTGCAGTCTTCCTTATAAGTGCTCTCTCTAAAATTGTTGTTTTTTCTGCATTTGGTGCAAAACTACTTACAATTTCAATCACTCCTCACCCTCCCTTCTTATTTGCTGTCCGTTTTATTGGACAGATACCGTGGTATCTTCATAGAAGTAGTCAATGGTCACGCCGAAATACTCTGCGAGAATCTTGAGTTTATCAGCTTTCGGCTTGCTACGACCGGTTTTCCAATCGGATAACACCGATTGCGCAATACCA